CCGAGTCTACTACACCAAATGAAGCTGATCGTCCAAGATATCAGGTCAACGATTGCTCGGGCTATCGGCGTTTGCGTCGATGACGCGCGCGTTTACGACTACATCAATCAGGCTTGCCGCCGACTGCTTCACAAGGGTCTGTGGGCTGGTGCGTACGGACGTTTCACGATTCACACCGTCGGTGGATGCATCACTTGGCCGCGTCAGATTGAGACGATTGAAGCCATCGCCGATTGCTGCGGAGTCGGAACGGTTCGCAATCAATGGTTCGAGTTTCAGGAAACCGGCTACGGACTTCTTAATGGAAACCAAGTGTGTGTCGGCAAGCAGCTTATTGACCGTGGCACTGTGGTTTCTTACCGCGACATGTCTGGCGGCACTAACAGCTATCTTCGAGTCTACCGTGGCGACGATTCGGACATCGGAAAAACCATCACGCTCCAAGGTATTGACGCGAACGGAAACTGGATTCGCACCCAAAGCGGTGGAGTCTGGATCGACGGGGAGAAGCTGACGCTTGCTGCTCCATACACTCAATCGACCAAAAAGTTTACCCAACTGACCGGAGTCATCCGCGAAGCTACAAACACGGCCAGCCGTTTGTACGAGTACAACGCGACGACCGCGCTGGAGACGGATCTGGCAGTTTACGACCCTGATGAAACTTTGCCGCAGTATCGTCGCAGCTACCTCGCGGATCGTTGCAACAACGAGGAGGACAAGCCGGTGACGGTGATGGCGAAGATGCGCCACATCAACGCGACGAGCGTGAATGACTACCTCATTCCTCCGTGTCCTGACGCCATCAAGCTGATGGTCATGGCGATTCGGAAGGAAGAGAACGATTTGATTCAGGAAGCAGTGGCCTACGAAGCCAAAGCTGTTCAAGCTGTGCAGGAGCAGACGATGCAGTATTTGGGCGACGCCGTTCACACGATCCGAATGGTCGGAGTCGGGTTGAATGGCGGTGGGTTTTCACAATGGTTCTAAACCTCAATATCGACTTTGCGCTGGCTGATGCGACTCCTCAAAAGTTGGAGTTGCTTCAGGCTGTTTTTGACGCGCATGACATGGCGGCTCGGAACAACCAGAACTCTAGTTCCGGCGCTGCTGTAAACGCTTTCTTTGGAAGCGCGCAGCTTACGAATGGAATCGCCTCGGCAATCCTGACTTTGGGCGATGCACACGGCCCGATTGGACCTGCTCGATTCGTTTACGAACGATTCGACGGACGAGCGTTGAAGTCGGCCATTGATGCTGGAATGAAGATTCCAGGTTTCGGAAACTCGTTCTTCAAGGATCGAATCGATCCGGCATGGAGCCGTGTTAGCGAGCTGATCAAGTCCGACTTTCCAAACGCGAACGCTCGGATTGAGCAGCTTCATGGGTGGATGAAAGAAGCTGGCAAAAACATCCACCCGAATGCCGCTCTCTACACTGCGATCGTTTGCAGTGAGCTTGGTGTAATCCCCGGTGCTGAGTCGGCCATCTTCATCCTTGCGCGTACTGCCGCGTGGACTTCTTTGTGCATAAAAAATGAAAGGTAAGCTCTTCCAAATTTGCGGTTTGCCTCGATTCGGATCGGCATTTATGTCGGTCCTTTTCTCGCTGGAAGCGGATTGCCTTGGCCTACATGAGCAGGGCGCGACTGATCCGAATTGGAAGCACTCGATTGAAGAATACCGGACTCGTTACAAGTACGTCGCTGACTGCTCGACTTACGGATATCTGCCAAAGGCTGTCGTTGAGGACTCGATCAAGGTGTACGTCAAAAAGAATCCTGAGTCGTCGGCCAAGGAATGCACCGAGCGATTCGGCTACGAAGTTCACCTTCCTTCGGTTCAGGCGCTTCGTGAGTACGCGGATGCATGGGCGTCACTCCATGGGGTGATGACAATCGAGGAGAACGAGCTTTTTAAGGTGGATACTTTGCGGCGTGTGTGGGTTCATTGCTTCCAGAACGAACGAGCTTTTCCCGAGGAAAAGGCTGCACGACTGGTTACCATGAACATCCAACGTCACGAACCTGAAAAGGTGTTCTCGATTGAGAACGGCAACCGTCTTGTGAAGGAGGTATTTTAATTTATGGGAGCTATTCTAGGTGGTGCGGCAATCATCGGTGGAACGAGTCTGCTTGGCGGTCTTCTTAGCAAGGGAAGCAAGCCGAAGATTCCCGAGCTGAAGCCGATTGATTTCGCTCAAGAGCAGAGGCAGGCGATTCAGCAGAACATCGCATCGCTCGAACCTGCCACCGAACTCGCTCAAAAGACGACCGCTGCCGAGCAGTCTCAGCTTGAAGCGCAGCTTCGTCGTGCGATTCCTGGTTACGACCAGATCGTTCAGCAAGCCAGCAAGAACATTGGCTCTGCGTTAAAGGGTGAGTTGCCGACCGATGTCGCCGCTCAGGTTCAACGCTCGACCGCTGGACGCGCTCTTGCCGGTGGATTCGGTGGCGCATCTGGATTTGGCCGAGCTTTGACCGCGCGCGACTTGGGGCTGACTTCGTTGCAGCTTCAGAATCAGGGTCTTGCTCAAGCTCAGAACTTCATCCAGCAGCAGCGAGCGTACGGCATGACTCAGCCGTTCTCTGTGAGCAGCATGTTCATCACGCCTGCTCAGCGCGTTGGGGTGATGCAGCAGCAGCAGCAAGCGATGTACAATCGCAACCTGCAAGCCGCTCAGGTGGCTGCGATGCCTGATCCTACGATGGCTGCTATCGGAAGTGCGATTTCTCAGGCTGGCGGATTCGCTGGTGGCGCGTACACCCAGCGTGGGTTGATGCAGCAGATGCCGTCATCGTATCAACCCGGTTCGTACAATCCTCAGAATGATCCTGAGATTTATCCGAATCTTTATTCTCCGTCTCCAACGACATCGGACATTACTCCGATTTCTACAAGTTTGTTCCCTGAGTACGGCTCTTCAATCTACGGACGCTAAAATCTTATGGCCGACGAAACTCTTCAAGCATTTCAGCTAGGTGCAAGCCTCTACGACCGCGCGCAGACGCAAAAGCGGATGATGGAGCAGTTTCAACAACAGACGGCTGAGTCTTTGCTCCAGCGCCAAGGAATGGAGCTTCAGAACAAGATTCGTGAAAACGACCTCGCCAGTGGAATTTCTGAACGCGCAAAGTTTTCCTCCGACCTTCCGAAGATTCAGGCTTGGCAGTCTGCATATGTTCAGTGGAACGCTAAAGGCGATCCGACATTGCCGTTTCCTGCTCCTCCGTCCGATCTTCAAAGCGCCACTGGCTTGAAAATGCTTGGCGACATGAGTGGGCCAGTTCTCCAGTCGTTGCCGATGGCTCAGAACAGGTTTCTTTTGGAAAAGGCAAATGCCTCTCAAATGGAGGCGTTGAACAATGAAATTAAGTTCCTTAATGAAAACGGAAAAAGTGAAATTCCGCTTCAGTACAACGGAGGTCTTGATCCAAAAACGCGTCAAATAAACCCCGAGTTCAGAAAGGCAATCTTTGATGCTGCCGCCCCTATCAGGCAAAGGCAGGCTAGATTAAAAGAGCTTTCAACACTTGCGCTTGCAGGGCAGAGGAACACAAGGGAAGGACTTAAAGCTCAGCTTGATTCTGGCGCCATTACTCCTCAGGAGTACGAAGAACTTTTGCCGACAGCCAGAACTGAAGGTGGAGTTGCTGAACAGAGAACTCAAAAAAACATCAAGGATCTTGTGGACGAGGGCCTTCTCGATCCGAACAACAAGGCTGACGTTGCCACTGCAAGCAGGGCAATTCGATCAAATCTGAAAACTCCGACTAAGATTGTCGATTCAGTCACAGCAGCAGACAGTGCAACTTATCAGTTGGACAATGCATTTCAAAAAATAAATGCATTTAACTCAAAGTACGGAGCAAACGCTTTTAATGAATACGTCGGGCCTGTTGACGAGCCGATTTTTAGAGCTGAAGGAAAGTTTAAAGGACTAACTTCGGCAGAAAAACAAACGGCCAGGACAATTCAGCAACAAATCGCACAGGTTGTTCAGGATTATCGACGCGGCGTTTTTGGCCAAACTCTTCAGCCAAACGAGCAGAAGAACATGGACGAAATTGTCGGAACTACGAGGGGAAATGATTACCTTGTTTTGGTTGGAGGGTTTAACGACAACCTGAAGAGAGGTTTGAAACGAACAATTTCAAACTACAAGTTCAACGCGGACATTCCGATTGATATCAAGAGGACTCACGCTCCTGAAATTTTTGTTTCAGGCCAAGTTCAAGATCGCCAACCTGCTGCCGCTCCTGAACAGTCGATTTCTCCTCAGGATGTTTTCAAAAACATTCGGGCAAACCGTCCGCAAGGTGGAACAATTCAACCTACAACTCCCTCGGTTTCGAATCGTGTCGGTCGTTTTGAAATGTTTATTGAAGGACAATAATGCCAACATATCGAATCAACGATCCGTCCACCGGAAGGACAATTCGCCTTGTCGGAGATAGCCCTCCTACAGAGCAAGAGCTTGAAGAGGTATTCAGGTCGGTTGGCCAATCTGCTCCTGAAACTTCCGCGATGTCCTCGCAGTATCAGGCTCCGCAAAGGACCGGACCTGATCCTTATGCAAGCATGTTTCAAGCTGGTTCTCCGCAGCAGCTTCAAACTGCCGTTGATAACGCTGGAAAAATTGGAGAGCAGAAAGCTGTTCAGGGGGAGTATGGCCAATATGTAACGCCTTATTTTCAGCGTCCTGGCGTGATGGCTGCTCCACCTACAGTAGCCCTTTCAGAGCAAGAGAAACAAAGGGCTACAGAATCCCTGGCACAGCTTCCAAGGTACACTGCCGGACCTGCTCTTCAGACCATTGGTGTACCACTTCCAGTCGGTCAGGCTATTGGAGAAACCGCCTATCAGTTGATGACCGGAGAAACCGAGCCTCGAAAGATTGCGGCAGCGGCTGCAAAAGAGGCTGTTACTTCCTTGGGTGGCGGAGCTGCTAGAATTGTGCCAGGACCGATTAGGAGAAACCTTTTTGAAACCGGACAGACTCTCTTAAGTGCTGCGGCTAAAGTTCCAATTCAGGGAGCGATGCGAGGTTTGGCCGGTGAGGCTACAAGAGCTTCAGTTGCTGGGGAAGAGTGGAAACTTCAACCGTTTCTTGAATCGGCTAGAGATTACGCAGTTGGGGAAACTGCTGGAAGTTTTCTTGGAAACCTTATTGGTGCTGGATATCGCAAATACAAAGGCGCTGAGGGCAGTTTTTTTGGAGAACTCAACCGACCTTTTTACGATCAGTTTCAGAAGAACATCACCGAGAAAGAAGGTGAGCTGGTTGGAAAATTGGCCAGAACCTATCGCGCTGACGAGAATCAGGTGAAGGATGTTCTTGCTGAGTCTTTCAAGAGAAACTCAACCAAGTCTGGTCAGGATTTTTCCAACGCCGTTGTTTCAGATGTGGAAAAGCTCTTTGGAAAACTAGACGACGAAACAACCACCGCGTTCAGCAAGTTGGCCAACGACTACGACAAGATGGAGTCGTTGACCCTTGGAGATGCTGTCGGTGCTGTTAAAAACGCGGCCCAAGGTGTTTATGAACGCAAAAACGAGGCGTTTGCAAAAGAGTTTGACGCATTTCGTGAAGATCCTCGCGTTCAGTCCAAGGATTACGAAAAGTCAGTAGCAAGAGGAGGAGAGCTGTATGGACCTGTATCTGGGAAAAGTTTGGCTGACTTGTGGGAAGAACAGCAAGACGCTGCAAAAGCCATCAAGTGGGGGGAACCCATTAAAGCTGGCACTGGCGATCAGTGGGATGCATACAATCAAGCTAAATCAAAATTTGAAAACGCTCTTGGTCAGTTTCAGAAAAGATTCCCAGATGATCCGCTTGTTAAAAACTTCAAGGATCTGAAGGAGCGATATTCTGGATTCATGGAGGATTACAACACCACTTTTTCAAAAGGCATTTTGAAAGATGTTGGTGAAAAACGAGGTTCTTGGTCGTCTATTATCAAGACTCTTGGAGGTTCTGATGGCCCAGTAAAACTTCAGCAGTTAAAACTGATTCTGGACGAAGACTACGACGCCGTTAAGTCGAAGATTGGAAACACGATCTACAACAACCTCAACACTGGAGGCCAGATCAAGTTTTTGGACAATCTTGAAAACGCGCTTTCAAAGGGCTGGAATGGAATCCAAAAAGAGGTTCTTGATGAGTTTTTTCCCGGTGTAACCATCGACGGAATCAGGCAAGCGAAAGCTGCTTGGGAGGCTTCGTCCAAGGGGTTTGCTGAAGACTTCAGAAAGGCAGCGTATGGCAAGGGTGAGTCCGTAACCGCGTCTCCCGGCGTTGTTCTTGAGTTTCTGAATAACTCCAAGGAAAACGCGGTTCGGGTCAAAAATGCGCTAAGCGCCGAAACGCTGGCCGACACCCAGAACACGCTTCTTTCCCAGATTGTGAGTGAAGCTGGAAAGAAAGGGCCAATCACTGCCAAGTCGTTCATGGAGTCTGCTGGATCTTGGCAAAACGCTCTCGACGGAGTTTTTGGCACTTCGGCCAAGATGAAAGTGGAAGAGATTGGGAAAGCTCTTGAACTTGCAGAAAAGAACAAGACCTCTCTGATTTCAAAGTTGATTCCAGGCATCGCTGGAGCAACTGCGTTTGCTAAGGGTGCGTCAGCCGCCGGTCCGTTCTTTGGAATTGCCGGTGGTGAAAGGGCGTATCGGTGGACTGAAAGGCTTCAGTCAAAAATAGCAAGCTACCTAGTGGACAATCCGAACTACCGCGCTGCGGTCGTAAAGCCGTTCGATCAGCTTACCAACGCTGAGACGAAAATGCTGAACAACGACATACCGATGATCATCAGGAATCTGACGGTTAAAGAAGTGATGTCTGGCGAATGAAAACCTCCCTCTCCAAAAAAGGTAATACCTATCAGGGCAAGAAGGTGACGCTCAACAAGCCGTTCTACACTCCTGGCGAGCGGAAAAAGAGTGCTGTCTATGTCAAGAATGACAACGGCAACGTCATCAAGGTTCGCTTTGGAGACGCCAACATGACGATCAAGAAGTCGAATCCTGAGCGTCGCAAGAATTTCCGCGCGCGGCATAATTGCGCCAGTGCGAAGGATAAAACGACGCCCAAGTATTGGTCGTGCAAAGCGTGGTAAATTTCGTCGGTAAAACCTAACTCTACATTTTATGGACAAGATGCGACTTGGTGGTGGCGGACGTTACGAGAAACTCGTTGGTGAGCTTGAGAAGAAGGGTGTGAAAGATCCGAAGGCACTTGCCGCCGCGATTGGCATGAAAAAATACGGCAAGAAGCGGTTTTTGTCTCTTGCTGCCAAAGGCCGTCGCCGCGCGCTTCGCGAGGCTAACGCTTAGGATGTCGACCTTTGGAGTACGGCTTTTTGGCCGACTCCTTATCAACGACGAACTTCTCAGGTTCTGCGTAGTTCCATGAGATGTCGCCGTTCGAACCACGCTGGATCATAATCGATCCGGTGACTTTTCCGTCTTTATCCGTCATGCCGGAACGGTCAGCCCGTTTCGCCATGCCGAGCATGAAGCGGCGAGGGTTATGGAATCCAACCTCCTTCATCACAATCACCTCGCGCGCCCAGTTCGTCAGGTCCGACGATCCGAATCCTGAGTAGGCCAAATCTGCCACGCTCTCAGGCTTGTCGTCCTTTCCCTTCGGCTTCGGGAAGTGATGGACAAGCACCAGGACAACGCCTGTCTCCATCATAATCGGCTGGAGCAGGTGTCGCGTGAAGTTCGCGCAGACCTCGATGTCGGATGGATTGCCGCCCATGTAGGAGAGCAACGGGTCGATGTAAACCAGATCGGCTTTGGTCTTTCGAACGAGTCGTCGAAGCATCACGGCAAAGTCAGCACCCGTTCGAACCGTTTCGCGGAAGAAGAGCATGTTCGCATTCCGCAATCCTCGCTCCCAGTTCTCCTTGCCAAACGTCATCTGGGCCGCCCCCTTGAGTGCGTCATGCTGATCGGCGATGTCATTTTCCGCCTGAATGTAAACCACTTTTAGCGAACGGACGGGCCGGACGCCAAACCAAGATTCTCCCGACGCCCATTTCAGACCCTGATACGCCGCCATCGAGCTTTTGCCGCAACCACTCTGGCCTACGAAGAGAAGCGATGAACCGCGTCGAATCCATCTGTCACCGATCAGATTGTCAGGATCGTTCTTAGGATCGTACTCGATGATGCTATCGAGCGTGAACTCCATCGGCAGATCTAAAGCATCCAGATCGTCCTTGAACGCTTCCCAGTTCACCGCGCCGACATTGACCGCAATGAGCTTCTGTTCGACACCATTTCGCATCACGCCGGGGAGGCGACTGAAGCGACTCGCATTCTTGTTCTTCGGATCGATTCCGATGCTCTCCAGATGCCGGTAAACGATGTCGCGGCGCTCTGCCCACTCTTCCTTGTTCGCAGCATCCACTCGCACCCAGCCGTGCAGACTCTTGCCGCCTGAATCGATGACGACCGACAGCGGTAGCTTCGACTCCTTCAATGCTGTCCACTGCTCGTCCTTTGTCTTCTCGTCCATCTCAATGAGGACATGGCGATAGGCGGAGACACCGGAGTCTGAGCCGCTCTCGTCGAGACAGGGGTTGATGCGGACGTACGCACCACGACTGTCAGGACCGTTCCACATGGAACTAATTGGCGGCGTGAAATGATTCTCAATCCATTCCTCGCGCTTGAGGAACGTACCCTTGGAGGCTGGCCTACTCCTGCCTTCCTCGTCGCTCACGATGTCGTTGCAGATGCAGACAACTTCATCCGGTTCGAAGCAGGCTTTTAAGAAATCTATGGTTGAAAATCGGAAGTCTGATTGCGGAATTGCTTGGATCTTTCGCACCACGAACTTGCCGGTGGGCGATACCGGAGTGCCGCCCTGACCGATGCTTGAGTGTGACTCTAGAAGCCAACCACGCGGCTTGTCGTGCGAGACTATCTGCGCCTGATTCAGCTTGTGGGCCAGTTCATTCGGTTTCCACGGAGGATTGCACTTCGTGTTGTATTCAGAGAGAAGCATCTCAGCTTCCGTTCTGGTCAGCTCAAATCCATGAACGAGAGCGGTGGCAACAGCGAATGTCGCCCCGTGTCCGTTCTGACCTGCGATGGCTCCTGGCGTGGCTTTGACCCATGCTCTTGCACGGTCGAATTTCGATTGATTCATTAGATTCCAAGGTGTTTACGCGCTATGTCGCCGCTCTTGCCGATGTCTGTGGTGGCAATCTGGCGAATGACCGACTTGTGTTCCTCTAATTTTCTAAAAATTAGAGCCAGCTCTTTGGGCGTTATCAGGTACTTGCTCCAGTGCTGTATCTTGATGGAGCGATTCTGAAACTTCCCAAAGAGCTGCTCTTGTGCGGCGATGTAATGGTCAGGGCTTATCACCGGGGAGAACGGGTGTGAACTTGGCTTTGAATTCAGCTTTCGTTCGAACGTACACCTTCGATTTGCCCTCTCGCGTGTAGACCACGCCTGCCCACTTCGTTTCTCCGATCCGTATCTCTACGTCATCGGAGATGACCTCAACCGATACCGACGGATTTCCTGAGTTTTTGTATTTCATCGTCTGTAAGCGTCTGGACCTGACCGGCGTCGTTTGAGTGCCATGGCGCATCAAGTGACTTGAGCCTCTTTGGCCTACTCATCCAACCCCGCAGGATAGCATACTCGACGAGCCTCGGAGCTTCCTTCAAGAGCTGTTCTCTGGAGATTTCAGTCGTTGTCATGGAAAGCGGTTCGTTTGGCGACACCCCGTAGTTTGGAACGACGCATTCCAAGTTCACCGCTATCGGATTCGGCGGCGAATCCACGGCGGATAAGCCATTCCTTGTATTTGCGGTCGATGTAGGCGAAATCGATCTTTGGCGTCGATTCGTCGGCATCAGCGACTCGGACGATTTTGTTGGAGGCATTCATTTTCGTAGGTCTTCTGTATGGTTTTGTATGCTTGTTGTGTTTCTTTGCAGTTGATGCACAGGTCGAGGAACTCTCCACCAACCGTGCATCCGCATCCAAGAGATTTTGCTAATTCCTTGGAAATCCATTTGTACTCGGCCAACTCCTCGCGGAGGTCGGCTTCGGTTTGCGCGTTCATTACTTTAGAACGAAGAGGATGAAGTACGCGCTGGTGATGACAACTCCAGCGGCGAAAGCGGCGATGAGGAGCTGCTTGATTTCCTCCGGCGACGGAGGGCGGTGCATCTTGTGAATCACCGTCCACCTCCGATGGCGTAGTGAAGAATCAGCAGGGCGTCGCAGTTTTTGAGCGTCACATCGAGGTGAGGATACAACTCCTGCGCCTTGGCCTTGAGCTTGCGTTTCCATTCGGAATAATCCTTACACGATGCTTTCCCGCCTAAGCCTAGAGGAGCCTGCCACACTTTGGGAGCAACTCTGTGAAGAGCGTATCCGTAAGCATAGGCAGCAGCTTCAACACGACCGAGGTTTCTGTGAAGTACAGCCATCGACGAGCTTTTCGTCATGGGAGACACAAAGTTCGGAAGCTCCTCAATCCACAGCTCCGAGTTGGCTACCTTGAGCTGATTGATCAGCGCGCAGATGTCGGGAAGTGATTCCGGCATCTTGAAGAGGACGATTCCGTCCGGTGTGTTGACCGCGAATCCGCCGCCGACACCAGGGTCAACGGCAACGATGGGTTTGTTTGTTTTACTCATAATTTTAGTAGCACAGAAGCGTTACATTTTCCGCCGCGATACGCACGGCGCTCTTGGTTTCAGCACCTTCACTCCACCGCTCAACTTTCACACGACCCTTAACTCGCACCAGCGCGCCGCTCTCAATCGACAGGATCTTCTCAGCAACCTGTCCCCAGGATGATACTTCAAACTCGTCGTACTCCTCGCGGAAACGACCGTCGGCGTCTGTCCAGTGGCGAGCGATTGAGATGACGCGACGGACCATCAATGCTCCGGTCTTCGTCTCTGTCTTGCGGCTGACCGTTCGAAATTCTCCGATCAAAAGTACCGTGTTCTCAGTGGGTGTTGGCGATGATTCGTTTGTCATTGGATGAAGACGCAACCTAGTTCTCGGTAGCATTTCATTCGCTTTTTCGCGTGAAACGCTCCGATGGGGTGGAACTTGTCAGAGAAGTCTACGATTGTCGCACAGTTTTTGGTTTCTGTTTTTCGCAATGCTCGACTCGCCCTCTGAATCGTCTTCTGCGACGACCGACCTCCGCTCACCATGATGAGCAGTTCGACATTCGGCAGATCAAGTCCTTCGTCGGCCAGAGAGGTGGCAATCATGGTCCGCAGGTTGCCAGCCTTGAATTCTTCCATGTAAGCGCGCCGATCCTTCTTCCCAATCTTGGAATGAACGAGCCGAGAATTCGGAATCCAGCTCTCGTACTCCTCGCCAAGCGTGATGCGCGGTATGAGGATCAGAGTCTGCATGTCGAGGTGTTCCAGCGCGTAATTCATGGCGTACCGATTGCGCTCGCGGTTCTGACAGATGCCGATGTCCACAAGCGATTCCCAGGCGCACATGCGTTTCAATTCGTCGTCACTTATCCGCATGTACCGACGCCGCGCGTTGAAGAGCCGGTCGATGTTTTCATCGATCTTCTGCTGAATGTTGAGGTCGGTGGCGTCGCTGATTTCAAGGTAAGCGTCGGCCAATGAATCTCCGATGTCGCTGCGCTTGATTTCGTGCTGACGATTGCGGAACAGCATGCGTGTCACCGCGTTGCGCTCGTCATCGTCGCACCAGGGAGTCGCATCGAAGCCATAACGCGGTCCGTTACAGGATTCGATAATGCGCCGCCATCCGGCAGCAGGACTGTGCTTGGCTTCATCCACGATCAGCATGTCTTTCTTGCTGAAGTCAACGGACTCATGCGGACAGCGGATATCGACAATCTCGTCAGGAACGCCAGCGACACGGAGCGAAGCGCGCGCTTGCTGGCATGTTTCACGGGTTGGTGCGAGCCATCCGAATCGCAAGACAGCCCCGTTCTTGTGGAAGTGCTTGATGATCGACGCGGCAATCCATGTCTTGCCACTGCCTGCGGGTGATATGATCAGGCCATCGCTGCCCCTGGCCCACTCTACTGCTTTCTGTTGGTATTCTCTCAGATTCATAGTTTTGGAAATTTATCCCTCCGACTACTGCTTCATAGCAGCCGGAGGGGTTTGTCCGTACCACACGGTACGAATCGCTACTGGGCGGTAGCGGCGCAGGGAGTCAACGGTTGCGTCGTATGTTGAGTTTCCATGTACTTCCTTAGCGCCTCCCGAGCGACAAATTGGATCTTAAGTCCGTTTCGGTTGCAGAACTCCTTGAGGTCGTCATGGAGCTGCGTATCGATGGTGACGACTCGCGTCATCTTTTCCTTTTTCATAATTTACCTTCCCTCCAACCATTTCTTGAGGTCGTTCAGTTCGTCCTCTTTCGCCTTTAGTTCCTTGATCCGCTCACGGGCTTTCAGCAGCTCGGCGCGATAGTTGTCGTATCTAGTGCCAAGCTCGTAGATACGCTCGCCGTCCTCAATGGCTTTGACCTTGTAGGCTTGGATGTCCAATTCCAGCTCAAGCACACGACTGTTTGCACCCCGCAGTTGCCGCTCTAGCTGGCGGGCGAAACCAGCTTTCACGAACTGGATTAAATCCCACGTTATGTATGCCTGCCGGTCTGTGCGCGGTGTATCGCTGACCTTTTTGTTGGACTTAACAAGATGGTTCATAGTTCCCCCTTCTTGGTTCTGTACCAGTTCTCAATGTCTACCTCGCAGCGTTCAGCCATCGCATCTCCAGCCTCTTCTAGTTTCTCGATCCGCTCCATGTAATACTTCCTCTCACCTTCGAGCTTGTCCCACAGGGCGCGGAGACGGTTTTCGAGTTGTGTGACATCGGATTGAAGCTCTCGGATCTTTGTGGCCTGTGGGTCGATTGTAGTCACCGTATTCGACGTTGGTATTGTGTAGTCGCTCATTTCACCTCCTTCTCATTCCACAGCAACAGATCCGCTCGCATGGCGTCGTTCTCCTGCTCTAGTTGGGTGATGCGGTTGTTGGCCGCGTGGAATTTCTCAAACCAATAGGTTGAAACTTCCACGGCTCGCTCTAATCGCTTCTTCCATTCTTCTTCACTCACGGCTTGGCCTCCTTGGATTCAAGTGCTTCTGACGCTGTGTTGATTGCGTGCCAGCAAGCGTCCGACATTGCTCGCTCGTTGTCCTCTAGGTTCCAGTATTCTCGAATG